AGATTCAGATGGGCGCTGAACAGATGGAGGCAGAGTTTGCACGCCTCATGCCACACACCCACGAGGCATTCGTTCAGTCAGGACGGATGGCGCCATGATCCCGAATCCGAGGACAATTCTCATTAGTTTTCATTGTCAGGACTGCATTTTCAAGTCTGATAGCCTTACTGAGTCGGTAAATCACATGATGACGACGTTTACCGGTGAGTTGGGCGACATTAAGATGCATGGGCATGACATCAAGCCGGTCGCCACTACTCCACCAGGCTTCAAACTCGTTGAATCACGTCGCCAAATCCGGAACTACCCATCAGAAGGAGAGAAAGATGCCTCGCACACCTGCTCAGATAGCTGAGCAAGTTGTAAATACCTCTGGTCATTTGACCTATGAAGAGGCAGCCAAACAAGGTGCCAAGATCATGTTGCAAGAGATTCGGGAAGAACTCCAAGATATGGTCAATGGTTGGGAACATGAGGGTCAGCCTCTAGCCCATCACATCACAGACGAGGCAGCTACCTTCGTCAAGAAGCTCCAGGATCCTAATCTCCGTCGCATCGACTTCACCGAGGTCAACCCCGGCATGAGAATCCGCGGTGTAACAGCCGATGGTACCCATATCGAGGGTAATGTTCGAGAGATTCGAGAAGGTGTTGCATGGCTTGGGCACCCGCCGTCAGGTCAGCGAGGCTTCGCTCTCGGCCCTAAGACGCCTGAGCTCTATGAGGTGACTTTGCCATGATGGCTCAAGAGCTTACTTCAGAACATCTGGGTAAGAAAATCCAGTTCCAGCATGGTCGCGCAGAGGCTTTGACCACTTACACTGATGTTTTGGTGGGGGTGAAGCATCATCAGAATGAGTTGGGGCCATTCTCAACTGCTCAGGACATTCTCTCGTTCCGTAATCACACTCGAATCTGGCTCAAGAACACTCAGTGGCGTACTCAAGGCTTGCTGAGTGGAATGAGTGAAGATAGGGGTCTTGAAGTGGCTAGTGACCTCGAAATCACGATCATCGATGACAAGTAATAAGGGCATAGCCTCAGGTATCCTGCAGGCGTATGCAGGCGCCAATCGTATCGAGGTCGAGCGAATGCTCGTTCAGGCTGCAGGCGCCGCACGGAGCGATCAGAGAGCTAAGACGCTAAAGATCATGATGGCACACAAGAAACTCCTTCGTGAGGCCTATGATTCCACACCCCGAGCTGACAAGATGGGTAGGTTCAAGATCGCCCGTAGCATAAAGACGATTGACGCCCTACTCGAGATGCTATAGGATGTAAGCATGATCGATAGAAAAGCAGCTTGGGCCATTAGGATCTCCTACCTCTTCATAGCAATTGGGTTTGAGGGTGGTACCATTTGGCTCATCATCATCACAAAGTTGCCTTGGTGGGCTGCTGGCTTTATGGAACTCCTAATTGGAGGCATGTTTGGGTTAGTTGGTTCCCTGATTTGGGCCATAACAAAGAGGAGAAGTTGGTAATGCCATTCCTTCTATACCAAGGTCCTGATATAGGTGACCTGAGAGCCTCAGTCTGGACAGTGATTGGTACTCCCAATGCCAACACCGTTAAGTCGCTCCTTGAACTTGTTTTGGACAATCATCCGACGGCCAAACCTGAGATGTTCACCATTAGTGATGAAGATCTGGGTGAGGGTCCGACCAAGCAATTCAACTGCTGCGTAGTGGAACTGGGTCGATTCGCACCGAACCATGTCCGATTTCGCAGTTCCAACCGTACCTGAGCCTATCTGGATAATTCGGGGGAATCGCGTACAGTGTGCTTACTGCGGTTTGAAGCTCAAGACCACGCAAAAGTACATCTCTCACTTCCTTCGACGTCACATGAACGACGATGGGACATGGAGACCGGCTGAGCACAAGTTTGCTGCGATCGCAGACCCCTCACCGGAGGAACTCGAGGCTCTCGAAGCCGCTGATCTAGGTGTGGAGGGCAGGAATAGCTATGGTCGCAAACATAAACCTCGTGATAATTGGTGGGAACTTTAGGGCATCCCGGCCTTGGGTCCAGCCGCTAATGTCGATAGCATTATGACGAGGCAAACGCCCCTATCCACGCAAAAAGGAGAGAAATGAAAAAGCTGCTCGGTGCGGCTGGCGCTCTGATTCTCGCTCTCGGCCTCACAGTCGGAGTCGGAATCGGTGCTGCTCAAGCACACAATCTCGGGCTGGACGGTACTGCCGTCTGTCAGTCCGATGGAACCTACACGATCACCTGGACGGGGACGACTACCAACGTTCCCGATGGTGACACCGGGGTCGCGACGATCAAGTCGCACACCCCACCCAGCTCGACCCTTTCGTCCAATACCGTGCCAGGGATTGTGGGCAACACCACCTTCACTTTCACGCAGTCGGGCATCCCGGGCAACACCAACCAGGCGAACGTCAACCTCGACATCGCATGGACCGGAGTCGACACCTACAAGCAGAACGACGTCACCGGGCACAAGAAGCTCGATGGCGACTGCAAGCCGCCTGTAGTCGGTAGGGATGTGCCGATCATCCCGGCGGTCTTCCACCCGGCAACTTGCACCGTCGGATCGACGTTCGACACCTTCGCTCAGGACCCTGACGTGAAGTACACGGTCGACAGCCCGCCGGTGGGTGTGGGTCAGGCGCTCGCTCCTGGGGTCTCGGTCACGATCACCGCGCATGTGAAGGCGGAAGACCTGGTCGCCAACGGTGGGACTGACAATCCTGGCAGTTACACGGTCACTTTCACCGGACAGCCGCTCATTCACAACGCCAGTTGTGCTGACGCGGTTGTTTGCCATGCTCTGGGTACGCCTTACCACGAGAGCGACGACAACGAGGGCGTATTGTTCGCCGATGGCTGGCACCTCTTCGTGCCGGACCCGAAGAACGGCAAGGCGACTGACGTCATCTTCCCGGCTGAGGGTAACCTGCAGGGGCTGACCAGCTTCACCTGGAACTCGACGGGGTTCACCGGCAATGGCATCTTCATCCGGTTCATCGTCGATCTGACTGCCGATGGTGGGGGCGGGTACAACTCACTCTCCATCACCGATGGTACGGTGACTCAGGCCTCGATCGCCAACGTTGGGTCGAAGGCTCTCTTCCTGGGGAAGACGATCGCTCAGATCGCTGACCTCTACCCCCATGCGGTATACCACGCGATCAGTTTCCAGACAGGGTCGGCTTACGATGCCGGCAATGGCGCGGTGCTGACCGGGTTCTCCGGGGGTGACTGCGCTGCGAACTTCGTTGCGCCGCCGCTGCCCGAGACCAAGGTGACCTACACCGACTGGGAGGATGGAGACTACGCCTGCGGTGATACCACCGTGACGCAGACCCGCACCAAGGAGACGACGACGTACTCGTACACCGCCGACTTCCAGGTGACCTCGACGGTGACCGATGAGCAGCAGACCCAGACTCGCGACCTCACGGCCGATGAGATCCTGGCTCTCAACTGCCCAACGCAGACACCCACTCCGACGCCTACGCCGACGAGTGACCTGCCGACGCCGCCCCTCGCCACAACTGGGGTGGATGCCTCGATGCCCTTCGGTATCGGAATCGCTGCGCTCGGAAGCGGGGTAATCATCGCTCTGCTGGTGACGCTCTACCGCCGGCGCCAGCACAACTAGCAACAGGGCCTGACGCGCAGTAGGCGCGCCTAGCGGGAATCGATGCCCGGTCAGGTACTCTCAGCACACCCCCTTCAAGAAAGCGAGAGAACAATGGCAGTTTTTCAGACGCCCAAAGCATCACGACATCGCATGCTCGATATGGATGCGCTGAGAAAGCGCAGGAAGCGCAATAAGGCTGCCGCGAAGCAGCGCCGCATGAATGCACGCAAAGCGAGGGGCAAATGACTAGGGATCAACACCCAGCATTTGGGAAAGGCCCTCGCCTCGCGAGCAATCTATGGCAAGAGCCTGACATCATCGGCAAGGTGAATAAGGCTCTTGAGAAGTATCGCAAGCGGCAATCAGCTTTCTGGAAGCAGATGGAGCGATACTTGCCCGCGGCCTACATGGAACGACTATTCCGCCAGGCATGGATAGGCGGTTATGCAGCCAAAGCGAGGGAGGTAGCAGATGAAGCGGCTAATCGCGGTGGGGAGAAAGTACAGTGAATTCCACACCCAGTACGTCACCTTCGCTTCGAGGGATCCTGAGTGGCATCCGACACCAGATCCAAACGCGGATGCTCGAGATTTCGACTCTGAGAGCAAGGCGATTCGAGAGTCTGGCGACGAGGCCGGCGCGCCACAAGGTTTTGTGGACCTTTTCGAGGGTAAGGCAAGATTCGGACGATCGTAACGTCACCACCAACCCCAAACATTCACGATTCAACACCTACTGGTTCTTAGGAGACAACAAATGAGCAGCAATCTGATCGACCATGCCAACCGCGAACTCGACCTCCTGGGGTGGCCACAGCTCACCCGCGAGCAGATGCGAGGCAAGTTCCCGATTCAGTCTGATGATGACTACGATCGGATGCTTCGGAAGGCGATCTTGCAGTTGGTGACTGACTTCGCAGGTCAGAACCACTCAGGCCATTCTGCGGCAATGGTCATCTCGATCACTCACAAGTTGCTTCAGTTCCAGAATCTCTCGCCCATCACTGACAACCCCGATGAGTGGATCCAGCAGAGAGAGCTGGTAGGTTTCGAAGTCTGGCAGAACCGTCGCAACAGTACGTTGTTCTCAAGTGATGGCGGTAAGACCTACTACGGTCTCGATGATCCGATGCCGGCATGGGCCAAGTGGGTCAAGAAGAACATCCCCATCGCCATCCGATCGCGGGTGTGGAAGAAGCGCAACCCGATCCACTTCCTCGAACTGAAGCGATCTGCTCATGTTGATGCAGAGTAAGTGGCATCGATTCTGGGCAGTCGTTCGCGAGGAATGGCACGCCATGAAGCACCGATGGGGTTTTGATGACCTGGAGCGGTAGCGAATTCCAACATGTAGATTGGGATGTGGTTTTTGGTAACCTGAACCGCGCTTTTGCTTCTAGTACCAGTTCTACTCGGAATTTCTTCTTTCTTGTGTCACCGCTTTATCTGCCCGATACTCAAAGTCCTCTGGAGCGGCTATGCGAGCTTGCGGGCATGCCCTTTAGCGAAGGGGTGGATCAGCGCAGGGTTTACAGAAAGGCGCTTAGGGTATGCCACCCTGATAGCGGCGGCTCGCATGAAGCATTCGTGGAGCTGCAGGATATTGCACGGAAGCTAGGCATAATCAAATAGCTCGAGATGCCTTGACTGAGAAGCGCGGGCGGCATTAGCATCATTACATGGCTGCTGAAGGCATCGATAAAGGGAACTACCCTCGATACGCCCTCTTCACCTCGTTTGGGAAGAAAAAGAAGGTCCGCATCTTGTACTATGAGGATGGCAAGTTTCGCATCCTTGAAGGTGATGATACACAACGATCGGTCACTCGTGACCAATTGATCTTCCTCAAGCCCAAGAAAACTTCATAGAGTTGGTCTGCCGAGGATAGAGTCAGATGCCATAGTCTGACTTTCGGTGGGGGTCTGAAGCTCCATTGCCTGGCGGTGATGCAAGCGGATGAGGTAGGCAGATCATTAGATGCAACGGCTATCGGGTCACCGGGTAGTCGACAGCAGGCACGACCTCCTGCAGGGGTACGTAAAAGATGAGCATGGTGTGCACCTTGGATCATCCGCTGGGCGTTCGGATCTGGTGATATGGGGTCCCATGGGGGGCCTCGGTGGTAAGTAAATCTGCCGGGGCCTCTCGATCCTACATAACTGAACATTGATCCCTTAGCTCAGTTGGTGAGAGCATCCGACTCTTAATCGGAGGGTCCTCGGTTCGAACCCGAGAGGGATCACCAGGGTTTGACTGCACGTTCGCGGCGATAACCGCGGCAGTCCCTCTGACCGAAGGCGAAATGGACTAAATACCCTCGGTTAGGCAGTCAACCCGTCCATTGTCCTCTCTAAAAGACAAGAGAGGCCAGGACCTCCTAAACCGATCAGCGGGAAAACGCGAGGGCGGGGTCCAACAATTGAATAGGTGGGGGCCTATCCTGTAGAGAACAGGGAGGCCGATTAGTTACAGGATGCTTAACCCCGCTCCCGGCCTCCACCATCCCCGACTAGCTCAACTGGCAGAGCAGCACGCTGTTAACGTGAAGGTTTCCTGGTTCGATTCCAGGGTCGGGGGCGCTGTCCCCCTAGACCGTTCGCGGGGATAGGTCAAAATGGCCAGGTGGTACCGTATACTGATGACGGGATATAAATAAACGGTGGCGCGACCTGGTCCTAAACTTCATAGAGCTGTCGGGTATGATGCAGACCGACTGTTGGTGGGAAGGGTAATACTGACCTCCACGACCACACCCCCCGAGTCTATGGTTCTAGGGAGTAACCTGTGACTACCGGTTGGCTGAACACCACCAACGGGGTTTTATACTCCTAGAGGGGGTCGGGTTACTTGTTCAGAAGGCCCGGCCCTCTCGGATCCACTATAGCCGAAAGGATAGTTGACATGGGTGACAAGAAGAAGTCCACACCCGAAGCAAAACAGGCAAATAAGGCCGCGGCATCTGGCGACGCAAAACGCGCTCGCACCGAGGCTCGCAAAGAGAAGAACCGACTCGCGAATGAGGCTCGCTATCGTGCGAATCTCGAGAAGGCCCAGATGAGAGGTCTCGAGCCGATCAAGGTCCCGGTGACCAAAGTCAAGACCATCAAGAAGGGGAAGAAGATCATCAAGCGGGTCGAGACTACTCCCCGCACTCTTTCGCCGGCCGAACTTCTGCGTCGAGATGATCGACTCCGCCGGCAACGTGAACGTGAGGCCCGAGAGGCTCTCGAGCAGGAAGCTCAGGATTCGCTTCTCAACGACATCGAACAGCGGCTCTTGACCGCAGACCTCGAAGTGCTCTGATGGATCAGCCGGAGTGGTTTTTCTCTGATGCTCTCCTGAGCTCAGATGAGAAGTATCGATACACCCTCGAGCGCAAGTGGGATCGTAGTAGTTGGTCACTCCCCATCGTAATGCTCAACCCGAGCACAGCTGACGCGTCAATCGATGATCCCACAATCAAGTCGTGCATGAGAGTGGCTCGAGCCAATGGGTGGGGGGGCATCTTTGTGATGAATCTCTACGCATATCGTACGACCTACCCATACATGCTTGAACAGGAAGGGTACCCTGAGGGCCCTAACAACGATAAGCATCTCGAAGCCATGCTGGAAACCTGTCGAGAACAGGGTGTTTCAATCATGGTCGCTTGGGGTAAGCATGCTCAAAAAGACCGAGTCAACAAGTTCGTGCAACAGGCAGCAGGTGTGGATTTGCTTTGCTGGAAGCAGAACCTTGATGGCTCCCCTCGACACCCGCTTTACGCCCCTGGGCATGCACGTCTGATCGATTTCAACCTAGATATGGTATGATTGCAGTAGTTGAATAACAAGGAGAAATCTGATGTTGATCTTAGCGCTCATTGCTCTCGGTCTTGCCGGGATAGGCCTACTTGCTGCGTCAGTCTATGGCGTGATAGAGCTAATCTGGTACATTCAAGCCCGAATGGTCTTCTCAAGACTTTGGGATGAAGCCCACACCGAGCATGCTCTCTATGAACGGTTGAACAAACTTCTCTATCTCAAGCCGAAGCCGAACTACCGCCACAACATCCATTGTCCATCCTGCGGACGATTCGCTAAGCGAGTCTGGGGGATGGACACAGTCGTAGAATGCCATGTTCACGCGGTGCAATTCCGCGAATGGGATGTCGCAGTTGACTGGGCAACAGTGCCCCTTGCTCCCGGAGTAACTTTGGTGACGGACCCGATCATACTCAAGCCCTCGGTAATCGAACCTGAGCTGGAACTTGAGGAACTAGAAGAAGTAGAACAGGTTTATCGGGAGCTTGAGCTAGCCCCTGAAGTTTCTTATCCAACTGGGGCCATCCCGATCATCTTGCCGGCGAAGGAATTTGCAGCAATCGGCACATGATGAGATGCATTTGGGTCATCTCTGAAGGCACCTAGAAATCGCCAATATGGCTGAATCGAGTGATTGATCGGTCGGCATAATGAGTTTGCTCATCGACTCCTCACCTTGACTTCAATTCCCGGACTTTGATAAGGTCAGCCTGTAAGTAAGGGAGGCCTCGATGGACTGGCTCATTTTGGGTGTGGGAGTAGCGAATCTCATTTTGCTGCTTTGGGTTCTTGAGCGGCAGCGACGAGCTGAAGATCAGGTACGCAAGATCAATATCTTGATGCGTGTTCGCAGTGGTCGAGTTGCTATGAAGAGCTCTACCACCCGAGTGCCACAAGTCGACTCTCGAGCTCGCACGACCAAGAGAGATACGCCTGACATTCCCGCCCGAGGTGGTCGAATGAGTCAGGCCGTACCGAGAAAGACTAGGGATGCCCGCCTCACCACTGACGATTGACTTTTCACTCGGCCCCGACCTTGTGCAACACAAGAGTGGCGTTTCCGGAGAAAAAGTCAAGCCCATGACTGCTGAAGGTAAACTTCTGACACCTAAGCAGATTCGAGCTCGAGCTCGCCGTAAGCGTAAGCGAGGTGTTCATCTAACCGAGCAAGAAAAGCTAGTACTCTATCGTAAGCCCATCGAAGAATGGGACCTCGAAGAGCTCGCGCATGGACGTCCACGCAATAGCAAGGGGTCGTTCAGCGGACCCAATCCTCAGTGGATCGATCGAGCGGTGCATGAGAAGTCAATGGAGATGTACACTGCGGTTGTTCGATCCCGCATTCGAGGGACGACAGTGACTGCGTTGGATGTTCTCACTGAACTGATGACTGATACCTCAGTTGATGAGAAGGGTAAGCCTTTCGTCCCTGCCTCTACTAAGGCTGACCTTGCCAAGTGGCTTGTTGAACACACTATCGGTAAGCCTACGCAGCGAATCGAATCTGATGTTTCGGTCAAGCTTCAGGGTATTCTTGGTCAAGTCATGGTAAATCCCACACAAGATGGTGGGTATGCCCCAGCACACTTCCCTGGCATTACAATGGCAATGGCAGATGGACCTGCCGATTACGAAGAAGAGGATGATGGCGATGAGTCCGAGGGATAAGAGACATCTCGAGATTCTCCTTCAGCAGGAGAAGAGAAACTGGATGACACCCACTGAGGTATTCCAAAAGCTGATCAACTACCGGCTCTGGGACAATGAGAACCCGACGGGAGTTGTTCGCCATGGCCGCAAACGTCGCCGTTGATCCTGATGAGCCTTGTGCTGTCTGCGGCACCAAGAGGGATGAACATGGGGATAAGCACCATCAGTTCAGCCGCGATGGCCAGCTTATTCCAATTAAGCCTGGGGATCCGCCTAAGAACACGCCGCCTGCTGCTCGGGGGTCAGGCGAGTCGAAGCCGAACAACCCCCTCAAGAACGATCCCACTGCTCACGCCTTTGTTCGTCTTGTTGAGGTACTAAGCGGCAAAGGTTTGCTTAGCGTGGCTGAACATGGTTATATCTTCGGAGGTTTCTATGCATCTGATCCTGGACAACCTCAAGAAGGAACTTCTGAAGGTAGTACTCCTTCGAGCCCCCAATGAGGCTGCTGGTGTTATTCTAAAAGATGGCACCGTAGTTGAGCTCCAAAACCTCTCAGATCATCCAGAGGATAGTTTCCTACTCGATCGCGCTGAGCTGGTGAAGTTGCTCCAATTCGAGAATGAACCCGAAGAAGTGACTTTGTGGCATTCTCATCCCAGCGGAGGTGTGGGACCAAGTCGAATTGACATGCAACAGAAGACCCCATTGAAATACCATCTAGTACTTTCTCTCGTGGAGGGAGATATTACTCCGACATGGTATTGAGCTTCCTCGAAACCTGATATTATGGGTTCAGACTGGGATTCGCTTCCACACCAAGTTAGGTTAGTACATTGCAGATCATTCGGGCAGTAACTAAGCTGTACGGCTTGAGCGTGTTCTCCCCTCTTGACCCTGAGAAGGATCACCACCCCAATGAGACTTTGGCGGTTCTTTTCCATCGCACTGCGGCGACCTTGTATTTTCTCTACGCGATCTGGGGTTTGACTACTACTTGGAGTGGAATCCCCACTCTCATCGAAGCCAATGGCGATATATGGCAGTTCTTCTTCAGTTTTGGGGTCTTCCTCATTTGCGTACCTGCTTGTATTGGGGCCACTTTCTTCCCTCATACTGCTCGGCTTGAGCTGTTCACCGGTAGCGGGTTCATTGCAGCCATAATCGTCTTCATGGCTTTTCAACTTAGCAGTGCTTTCCAGGACATTGCTCACTTCGGGGGTTTTGCTCTTCTTGCCACTATCCTGGTTGTTCCTCTGTCTCGGGGGATCATGATCTACCGTACGCTCATCAAGCAGGCGAAGGATAATGAAGAATAATGGGGACTCTTCAGATAGTATTTACCATACTAGGGCTTGTTGGAACGTTTACCGGGCCTGCCGGTATTATCCTTTGGCTTCTTGGTAGAAAAGGGGCTAACAAGAAGCTAGACCTCGATGAACGAGGCACCAATCTTTCAGAATTTGAGGCTCTCAAGGTCGCATATAGAGAACAGGCTGACGAGGCTAAACAATCAGCAAAGGATGCTCAAACTGCAGCAGAGAAGGCCCAGAAAGCAGCCGAACAAGCTCAGGCTACCGCAACTACAGCCGCAAGAGACCTCAATGTAACTAACCAGAAGCTTGAGAGTCTTCGGAAACTCTTCCAGAGCATAGTCAAGCGATCCAACATCATCCTTAGTCCTGAGGAACAAGAGATTTTCGATAACACCGCTCCGATTATCCGCAAAGCTCGTCGAGTTTCATCCAGCCCCCAAACCTCCTGAGAGATTCAGGATAACAAAGGAGATAAAGAATGACACTTCAAGGGATTGACATCAGTGGGTGGCAGAAGGGTATCAACCTTGCTGCTGTTCCTGCTGACTTCGTCATCATGAAGGCCACCGGAGGTAAGAGCGTCGTTGTCGGAGACTGCGACCGCCAGTACCAGCAGGCCAAGGCCGCCGGCAAGCTTCGTGGTGTTTACCACTTCGCCAAGGATGGTGGTCCCGCGAATTCGGCAACTGTCGAGGCGGATCACTTCGTTCAGGCGACAAAGGGCTACCAGGATGGTGAAACTCTGTTGGTTCTCGACTTCGAGGCCGACGCAGTTTCTCTGGGTGCTGGGTGGGCTCATGAATGGCTCGCTCGAGTCTTGGCTCAGACCGGTATTCGGCCCCTGATCTACATGAGTGGATCGCTTGCCGGGCAAACTCAGTGGGATCCGGTGGTCAAGGACAGCTTCGGTCTCTGGGTGGCCAACTGGGGTTCCAATCCGGTAACTGGTCACGTCGCTGCTCCCGCTGTGAGCTCCGGTCGATGGCCGTTCGAGATCATGCGTCAGTACTCCAGCAACGGCACGCTGCCCGGTTATGGCGGACGACTTGACATGGACGTCTTCTACGGCGACCATTCGGTGTGGATGAAGTACGCCGCCAAGAACGGCCAGGTCGTCACTACTCCGCCCAGCACGCCGACCACTCCGGAACCGCCCGCTCCGCCGGCCAATGACATCGACACGATCGCTCGCCAGGTCATCGCAGGTCAATGGGGTAATGGCAACGACCGCAAGGCTCGCCTGACTGCCGCCGGTTACGACTACGCGGCCGTTCAGGCTCATGTCAACATCCTTCTCGGAGTTCACGCTCCGGCACCCATGCACCAGACTTACACGGTGCAGCGAGGTGACACCCTCTCGGGAATCGCATCCCGTCTCCACATCGCCGGCGGATGGAACGCTCTCTACCAGGCGAACAAGGGTATCATCGGAAGCAATCCGAGTCTGATCAAGCCCGGTCAGAAACTGATTCTTCCGTAGAGCCGCACAAGGAAGGAAACACATGAAGATCATCGAGATGGTCTCGCACGGCGGAGTCTTCGTCGATGCGGGCAATACGCTCACCACACAGCCGGCATTCCCCCAGATCGTGAACACGATCACCTGGGTGGCTGTGCTGCAGATCATCGTCCTACCGATCCTGATCCCGGTGGCCACTGGCCTCTTGGCAAAGGCTCATTGGTCGACGTTGGTCAAGCGACTCATCACGGGTGGCTTGGCTCTTGTCACCTCGGTCGGATCGGCGATCGTGGGAGCGGTCAGTACCAACACTCCGCTGGACATTGGAAGTATCATCTTCCAATGGGCACTCACATGGGGGGTGGCTGAGCTGGTGTACTACAAGCTCTACACCATTCCTGTGACGTCACAGACTGACCCGGATGGCAACAAGGCGACCATCGCTTCCATCCTGGCTGCCAAGGGCAACTCGTGAATGAGGTCGACTCAGTGGGCGGTTATGCCGTCCCCGTCGATCCCATGGACGATTTGCAGTGTGACAGCTGCCAGTAGGAGGTGATCCTCATCTACCAACGGGGGCCCGAACGCTTGAACCTACTCCCAGGCGCTCGGGCCCTCAGCGGTAGACCAACATAAGGAATACAATGTTAGTTGCACTTCGCATGCCAGGTAGTAGCACAATGGTGGACGATGAAGCGGTTGGCAACTTGTTCAATGACCAGAGCACAAGTGGTCGTCAGATCAAGATCATCGACTTTGCTCGGGATGAAGAAGGTCTTGCCCTCTACCCAAGCAATGGTAACTCCGATGAGCCTCAGTATGAGGCAGAAGTTACCAAACACAACAACAGCAACCTCATTGGTCGCCATTCAACAGTGAAGGCCTCCACACTCGAAAAGAGCTACCTCCCAAATGAGTAATGGCAAGCCTGGTGATGTCATCGTCAACGAGGGCGGAACACTTTGGGCATTCTGGTGCCCTGGGTGTGCAACTGCCCACGGAATCGATGTCAAGCCGGGTGGATGGACTTTTGATGGTAATACCAAGAGGCCAACGATTGGTGGTTCGATCCTTGTGCTGGGACCCAAACGCTGTCATTCAATTGTGACTGATGGTGTGATAGATTTCCTCGTCGACACCGACGGGATGATGGCAAACACCCAAATGGAGTTGCCAGAGTGGCCATTCCTGAGAAAGAAGGACTTCTGATGGCTGGTGTGGAGGATCGTGGCGAATACAATGGTGGCGGCCCGATGCCGAACACCGTTTTTCCAAAGGGGAACGATGCCCTAACTCCATCGGATAAACTTCGACTTCAGTCCATCACTGGACAGGAAGAGGATTCTCGAGCTCCCGTTGATCCCTATTTCTGGCAGGGCGGTACTCTCGAGAAGATGGATGATTACAAGCGGCAAGCGATCGCAGACTCGAGGGCAAGGGAGTCGGCAGAACAAGCTCGATCGCGAGCAGAAGTGGACCGCTATAAAGAGACTCAATATTGAGGTCGCGCGCAATCATCGATTAGCATGACCTCAGGAGTCTCAGTTTGCTCCTAAATCGCTCAGCACAATCGTGACGGGCATTTACTCGATCATGCGAAAGGAGTTGTCATGGCGCTTCCAGAGCTCAATGGCAAGGTCTTTCGCAAGGACAAATACTTCGAGCTGACGGGCTATCATCCACACGATGCTCAGAAGCTAGCGCACTACGATTCCACTCGCCATCGTGTCCTTAGTAATGGTCGACGATGGGGTAAGACCATGTTCGGTGGCAAAGAGATGGAAACGCTCGGGTTCTTGAAGAACTGGCGCGGTGAGCCGATGCGTGGCTGGATCATTGGCCCCGAATATACTGACGCTGAGAAGGAATTCCGCGTCATCTACGACTCATTCAAGAAACTCGGTATTGACCAGGTATCTAACAAGTTCCTGAACAATACTGAGAATGGCAACATGCACATCCAGACCAACTGGGGATTTGACCTTGAGTGTCGATCTGCTCGACACCCGGAAAGCCTCGTTGGTGAAGGTCTTGACTTTGTGCTATTAGCTGAGGCTGGTCGCCATCGTCGACGAACCTTTACAGAGTATGTGCGACCTGCTCTCTCTGACAAGCGCGGTATCTCCATGATGACCGGAGTGCCTGAAGATGCTAGCGAGATGTCACTGCTTTACTGGGGCTACTATCGAGGTCAGGATGAAAACTTCCCTCTTTGGAAGTCTTGGCAGATGCCCTCATGGACAAACACAATCGTTTTCCCTGGTGGTCGTAACGATCCGGAAATTCTCGAGGCCGAGTCTGACCTGACCGAAGACGAGTTCCGTCGGCAGTATGGTGGTGAGTTCATTCTCAAGCGCGGTCGCGTTATGAAGGAGTGGGATGACGACCTTCACATTGGCGATTACAAGTACAATGTTGACTGGCCTCTCTTTGCTGCAGTTGACTACGGGTATCGCAACGACTGGGTTTGGCTCTGGATTCAGCTTGACCCCATGACTAAAGAAGTTTACGTCATTGGTGAGCATAGGTGGAGAGAAACTGACACCGAGATGGTTGCTCAACAGATGAAGGATCATTACTGGATGAGCAAGTTGCTTGCTATCTATGTCGACCCTTCTTCACCGGATGACGCGGCAATTCTTCGTCGCCACCTCGGGGTTCAGACCCGAAACAACACTGGTGGGGAAATCAACGCTCGTCTGCAGTTGATCCGAGCAGCACTGAAGTTGAGACCGGAATATTTGCCTGACGATCACCCAGAGAAGCACCCGGGCCTGGTCGTAGATCGAACTTGCACGAAGCTCATTTGGGAAATGCGAGAAGGCTATCGTTGGCCTGAAAATCATAACGATATGAAGAACAATAGTGAGATTCCGATGGATTCGGATAACCATGGACCAGAAGCACTAGGACGGTTCTTCAAGGGGCACATGGAGCAGTTTTCAACTTCTGGTGCACGCACCAGTAGACAAAGTCGAATTACAGCGAGGAGACGAGCAGCATAATGGCTGACTGGAATCAGTGGTCCTCGATCAAGAGCATTGGTGGTAGCATGCCCGGGATGGGCTGGATGCCGGCGGATGACCAGGATCGAGTACTGGCATACATCAAGTACGACCAGATGTACTGGAATGATCCGCGGCAATACAGCCTGCGTGTCCTCGACGGCGAGCAGCCCCTGTACATCCCGAATGCGCGCACAGTGGTCGATACGACCGCTCACTACCTTCTCAAGGGTCTTACCCTTACCGCGGAGAATGCCTCGGATAAGAAGCAGCTCGATGACTTCTTGAAGCGAGAGGCTTTCTACTCCCGTTTTGCGGCCGCTAAGGTAACTGGAGTCGCTCGAGGTGACTTTGTCTTCCACATGACTGCGAATCCGAAGAAGCAATCTGGCAGTCGAATTTCGCTCAACTCGGTAGAACCCGGATCGGTATTTCCGATTTGGGACCCTGATATGCCAAGCACGATGATCGGCTGTCACCTCGCTACTCTCTGGGAGAACCCAGATGATCCGTACGCGACTTATATGCGCCGGTTGACGTATCGGATCGATGAATCGACAGGTCAGCGACGGATCAGTCGAGTCGAGGTCATCATCAAGATCGACAACAACCAGTGGACGCCTAAGGCAGAGATTGTCAAGACAACACTGCCATTCGGTTTCCTCGATCCACGCATCGATCAGATTCCCATCTTCTGGTTCCAGAACCGGCACTGGGATGGTGAAGACTTCGGTTCAAGTGATCTTCGTGGTCTTGAGGCCATTATGATGACGGTCAGCCAGGGAGCTACTGATGTCACGGCCTCACTTGCCCTGGAAGGCTTGGGCGTCTACGCAACTGATGGCGGTCGCCCCGTCATCCAGAATGCCGATGGTACTACCAGCGAGACTGACTGGGAGGTTGCCCCCGGCCGAGTCATGGAAGTTCCTAGTGGCGCTTACTTCAGGCGAGTAGAGGGTGTGGGATCTATTACGCCTGCGGTCGACCAGATCACTTACCTCGAAGATAAGATCCATGAAGCCACTGGACTTGGTCAGGTTGCCTTGGGTACCCTTGACCCGGTGAGTGCTGCATCTGGTATTGCTCTCTCGATCAAGTTCTTGCCGACCCTTGCAAAGATTGAGACTCGAGACCAGCAAGGTATCGACATTCTCACTCAATTGTTCTACAACTGGAAGACGTGGATGGCCGTTTTCGAGCAAGTAACAATTTCGGGTGATATTGTTCCCTCAATCGGGGATAAACTCCCGACCGATAGGGTTGCGAAGCTCAATGAGTTGAACAACATGAAGGACCGCAACGTTATCTCGGCAGAATTCTACCGTCAGGAGATGGAGAAGCTGGGGTACAAATTCCCGTCCGACATTGCAACTCAGATTCAAGCTGACATCGACGCGGAGACCGCGGCGAAGAAGGCAGCACAACCTGATCCGGCACCACAACAGAATTCCCCCGGCGACGTGACGTCGACCGATGGGAGTACGCTCCCGGTAAAGAACGAGAGCAACAATGCTAAGAAGCCGAACGAAAGCTCGGGGACTGAGGCAGTCAACAAAAAGACGCGGGATGCGTAGGAAGGTTACACAATGGACATCACCGAACGCTGCACGTACCTCGACAAGTTTCCGGTTCTAATCTTCGGTCACGAAGACCCACCGAAGCCTGCCGATCCGAAGCCCAAGCCGAAGGAAGAGGAAGTCCCTCCGAAGGAGGATGACGACCCCGACGAAGACGAGGACGAGGATGATGACGAGGATGAGCACGATGACAAAGACGACCCGAAGACAAAGGGTCTGAGGTCAGCCCTCGCCAAAGAGCGCGCCGCAGCAAAGGCGAATGCTCGAGAACTGAAGAAGCTCCAGAAGGAAAAGGCTGAGCGGGAGCTCGCTGGAAAGTCCGAGTCGGAGCAGGAGAAGGCCAAGCGCGAAGCCGCAGAAAGTAAGCTGACGAAGCTTGCTGAAGGGTTCAAGCGCACTGCGGTCACCTCCGCCATCGAGAAAGCTGCCGCGAAGGCTGGCTTCATCGACACCCAAGATGCCGTCGACGCTCTGATCAACTCCGATGACCTCGGTGTGGAACAGGATGAAGACGACCCCTCGGATGTGACGATCGATCCCAAGTCCATCGAGAAGGCTGTCAAGGCACTCGCCACCAAGAAGCCGCACTTCCTGAAGTCCGGTACCGAAGATGGTGAACCGACCGGTGGTCAGTTCGGTGGGTCCAAGCAGAAGAAGCCCACGGGTGACGAGGAAATCCTCGCCAAGTACCCCTCGCTTCGTCGGTAACCACCAAGCCAAACAACCATCACTCAAGAAGGGCAAGAAATGGCCAGGTACGATAAGTACGATCCCATCTCTGGTGGCTTCCGCGCACGTCTCAACGCCGCGCTGACGCTCACCAACGGGAGCTTCATGGGTGGCGTTTCCCTCAACGCCAGCGGCCGAGTGGTCGTGGGCAGCGCAGGTCAGTCCGGTCCGGTCGGTCTTCTCGTGAAGAACGTCGCCCGCGGTCCGGTCGGCCAGTGGGGCACGGCACTCAACGGCGGCACTCCCAACCAGAATGCACCGATTGGTGCTCGGGTGGGCGACGTTGTCGACATCATGACCAGCGGCGAGATCGTCGACCTGGATCCCGCGGTGTTCGTCGCGGGTTCGAAGGTCTGGGCGAAGGCCGATGGCACTCTCGAGGTCGGCGCGGGTTCTGCCGGCAGCTTCCAGGTCGGCTGGACGGTCGAGGCGGGACGCCTGATCGTGCGAATTGCGGCAGCGACCGCGGTTCACGCGTAACCGGCAACTCCCACACCCACCAACAATCAAGAAAGGCACTCTGATGACGCAGGCAATTCCTGCCGACAAGCTCATCTCGTGGCTTCTCGAGGAGTCCCCGATCAGTCTCGAAGCCTATGGCGCCGAGCAGGGGTTCAACGAGCGAGCCGACGTCGTAGTCGCTGCCGATGGCACCGATCTGAACGACTTCTGGGATGAAGTTCAGGCAACCATCCGCATCCGCAACGCGCATCGAGACGATATCATCTCGGCCCTGACCTTCCGCGTCGATGACGTGAGCGAAGAGGTTCAGGTCCCGAGCGAGGTCGACTTCGAACGCGCCTCCGAGTACGGTCAGCCGGTCGGTATCCGCGGGACGGGCACTCGCCTCTTCCGTGGCTACGACTTCGACTTCTACGACCTGGCGATCCGGTACACCTGGATGGCCATCGCGGAGATGGATGCGAAGCAGCTCCAGAACAACAACAACCTCGCGCTCGAGGCGGACACCAAGCTGCAGTTCTACAAGATCATGCAGCGCCTCTTCAACCCGGTCAACGGCTCCGGCTTCACCGACAAGAACGAGGCGGTCACGGTCTTCGCGGCCTACAACGCTGATGGCGAGGTTCCTCCGAAGTACAAGGTGAACACGTTCGACGGGACTCACAACCACTACGTCATCTCGGGTAACACCGCGATCACGAGTGCCAACGTCGACACGCTCGCCAACCTGCTCGAGGAGCACGGCTACACCATCCAGCTCGGTTACAAGCTGGTTCTCTGGGTCGCCAAGGCCGAGGCCGACATCATCAAGCAGTTCCGGGTCACCACCGGTGCGAAGTTCGACTTCGTCATCAACCCGAGCTACTACGATGGCAAGGTCTGGGTTCCTGACAATGGCCACTACGTCGGTGGTCCGGTCGGAACGGTTCCGGGCGAGGTGGGCACCTACGGCCCCTTCCACATCGTGCAGGAGGACTACATCCCGACGGGATACGCAGTCGCCATCGCCACGGGTGGTCAGGACCAGCTGGGCAACCCCATCGGTTTCCGCGAGCACAGCAACCCCGCCTACAAGGGGCTGAAGGTGATCCCGGGTCAGCGATCTGACTACCCGCTCATCGACAGCTTCTACCGCCGAGGCATGGGCACTGGTATCCGCCACCGCGGTGCCATCGCCATCATGCAGGTCAAGGCCAGCGGCAACTACGCCGTGCCTTCGATGTACGACCCGGCGCTGAAGTACTAGTTCCACCGCAACACCATCGAGCGGGGCCCTGTTCAGATAGCGGGGCAGGGCCCCCTCTAACATCCTTCCTCTACAAAGGAGAAACAAATGGCCAATCGGCTTCCCGTGGTCTTCGAGGACTCACAGGGCAACATCATCAGCAACGACCCCATCTACATGGCTCAGAAGACTCTCTTCGAGGCCGGCCAGGGTGAAGACCCCGACATCGCCATCCGTGCAGCTCAGAAGGCCTCCGGCAAGAAGTCGGCCAAGGCCGCTCCGGCTGCGACCCCCGAGCCCGAGGAATCGGACGACGACGAGGTCATCGACAACGGCTCCGAGGACGAAGAGCCGGCCGAGGACTACAAGTCGTACAAGGGTCAGGCCCTCACGGATCTCGCCAAGGAGCGGGGTGTGGAGCTCACCAAGGGCATCACAGCCGGGGAGGTTCGCGCCGCTCTGATCGCTCAGGACTCGGAGACGTCGGATTCCGACGACGAGTCCGAAGACGACACCCAGGAGTAGTTCATCATGGCCACCCCGGACCAGATCACTGAGCTGCGGGCTGCCATCGGCGAAATCATCCCTACGGATGGTACCGAAGATGACACCATGTTCAGTGACGACCTGATCGGTGGTTGGATCGACGCAACTAGCTCGCTCGATGCGGCGGCACTCATCGGATGGAAGCGTAAGAAGGCCGAATGGGCTGGACTCGTCAACGTTACCGATGGTGCCGCCTCTCGGGCGTTCAGCGACCTGCTCGGTCACGCCAACTCCATGATCGCTGACCTCGAAGATACTCTCGCAGGACCAACTTTTGGTCGCACCCGGATCGGAAAGATCGTTCGCTCATGAACCACGCTGAGCTCGTGATGAGACGGCGGAACGTGCGTGCATTCATTGACGCCGACCCCGTACTCATCGCGGTCTCGCGTAAGGGTGAACCGATCAAGAATGAGGCAACTGGGGGTACACTGCCCGGGGTTCCTGAAGTTCTTGAAGACCAAGTAGCTCGAATTGTTCTAAACAAACGACGCTACAACAATGGCATTGTGAACGCAGAAGCTGGTCAGATCCCCCACACCGACTATCTGCTGGTCGCTATGCCTGACAAAGACTTCCAAGTCAACGATGAGTTCAAGTGGCTTGGTATCAACTATCGCATCACTGGTCGCTTCGAAAGCCGCCAGGAATCCATCCTCTGCTCGATCGACCTGTTGGGAGCCGACAATGCCGGTTAACAATGGTGGGATGATTATCCTCGATGGTGTTCTTCCCTGGTATGACGGCCCTGAGTGGAACGACATCGTTGCCGACGTGTTTAGCAAAGCCGCCCCAGAGGTCGAGGATCGGGCTAAGGCTGATGCACCCTGGGAAGATCGTACCGGGGCTGCTCGAGAAGGTTTGAATGCTTCAGTCAATGAAGTTGGCGACGAGGAAGTCGCGCTCATCCTTGCTCATACCGTGGAATATGGGTATTGGCTTGAGGTTATCCAGAATGGTGCGTTTGCCATCATCATGCCTACGCTAGAGCGAGAGGCTCCAAAGATTTACGCAGATGTCGCCAAAGCTGTTGCCAATGCACGTCATGGGGTGAATTACTCACTATGACCGCTAGACACTTTACCTATGGTCGGTTGACATCGTTTGCTCCCCTTACCGACTTGATCGGTGGTTCTGAAGCTCCTCGGGTGTTCTCAAAGAAGTCAATGACGTCCTCTGTTGAAACCTGTCCTTACATTGTTTACAAACTGGGGAACGCCACAGTTATCAATCTTTCTGAAGACTCTGATGGTACGTACTACACTCAGTTCCTTCAAATCTTCGTACATGACTTCACGAATGAAGAAGTCGCAGATTACGACCAGATCGACGCGGTAATTAAACAAGTCAAAGCCGCGTTCAAGCTTCAGGTGTCCCCTGGAGATGGAGTCATCTCATGTCAATATCTCGAGACGAGTCAAGACCTGAATGACGATACCCTCAACACCGTATTCAAGTATGTACGGTTTCAATTGATAACAAAGGAGCTGTAAAATGGCCTCAGCCAAGAAGGCAGTGATCTACAACGGTCCTGCTGACATCCGTCGCCTCGGCAAGGAAGACTTCGCCAAGGCTGGTGTGGAGCTGGACAAGACGATCGACTTCCGTTTGGGACATCCGTTCCAGGTGCCGGCCGATCTTCACAAGGCTCTGCTCGCTGACCCCGACCTGTTCGGCAACTTCAGTGATGCGGATGCCGCAGATGCGGTCGATGACGACGAGGAGATCCTCGACGCCACCGGAAGTGCTTCTTCGACCGACACGAACATCGCCGGTTCGAGCAGCACGGTCACCAAGCAATAATCGCAATCGAATTCAATCAGAGTTGCGTCAGGGAATCGCGAGGATACGCTTCTAAGCGACTTTCACGCGCACGATGATAAATTACTCGATGACGGAATAGGGATTCTGAGGGGATCTCAGATCAATGACAGTAGAACTTCGATGCTCAGGCAATGAACTCTATGGAGTCGCTTCAGACGATGCCCAGGGTTCTATCGAAGTTCGCTGTCGACGACGAGGCTGCGGTTACCAGCCTGGAGTAATCATTCTCCACACCCTGTCATTAGAGACTGGTGCAACACTCAAAACTCAGAGGTTCTCAGAACCTCACCCTCAGAAAGGAACCTAAGCATGGCTGCTTCAACGCTTGGGACGGTTCTTCCCTTCGGTCTCCGACAGGTCAAGATCATTCCCCTGGATAACACCGGCGCTACGGTGCCGGCAAGTTCGCTGCTTCTTCCCGCATCTCGAACCTTCAGCTTCAAGGAGACCGAGGACTTCACCACGCTCGAGGGTGACGATCACACCGTCGCTTCTCATGGTGCTGGCCCCGTGGTCGAATGGGACCTCGAAGGTGGTGGTATCGACCTGAAGCTCTGGAAGCTCCTCTCGGGCGGAACGATCGTCGAGGCCGGAACCACTCCGAACCAGATCCGGACCTACACGAAGCTCACGAGCGATGCTCGCCCGTACTTCCAGGTCGAGGGTCGATCGATCAGCGACTCGGGTGGTGACTACCACCAGGTCGTCTACCGTTGCAAGGCCGATGGTGACCTCGAAGCCGATCAGTCCAACGGCGACTTCCTGCTCACCAAGTGCTCGGGTCACGGCTTCGGCAACCTCACCGATGGCAAGCTGTACGACTTCGTGCAGAACGAGTCTGCGGTCGCCCTGGTCGCTGGGTCGTAACATCATTCTTGCGGGGCGGAGTTTGTCGCTGCGGTGATGGGGGCATCTTCGGGAATCGGCCCTCCGCCTCGCAAGAACATGACACGGCATCGGGGTTATTGCGGGATGTGATTCACGCATCATACCCTTGAGGGGTATTGCGTGACATCGCAACGTGCAATGCCATGATGACTTGCTCATCAGACAAACTAAACATCCAACAGACCTCATGGAAGGCATGGAAATGGGAACTGGAAATACCCCCAGCAGTAAAGACATCAAGCAGGCCGAGCAGCGACGCATCTCGCAGATCGGTGATTTCAAGGCACGCATTGGCGGCCTTCTCGACCTGCCATCTGGCGCCACCGTGCGGGTTCACAATCCCGGTGGTATGCAGGCCTTCATGGACTCCAAGGCCATTCCCAACTCGCTCATGCCCATCATTCAGAAGGCACTCAAGTCCGGTCAGCCCATGACTGCTGCTGAGGTCGTGAGTGAAGATGGCAATCTCGACCCCGCGCTTCTCGAAGACATGATGAAGCTCATGGATGGCATCATCCTCAAGACGGTGGTCGAACCCCGAGTTCACAAGGCACTGACCGAGGCAGACCTCGAGAAGTGGAATGCCGATCCCGCCCACGCTGACGATCAGCTCGATGACATTGAAGAGCTGCGATCAGCTCTCGATGAAATTGATCCCAAGCTCTACGTGGATGAATTCCCCCTCGACGACAAGCAGTTTATCTTCCAGTGGGTTGCCGGAGGTACCCGCGACCTCGAGGAGTTTCTGCAGGAGCAACGAGAAAATGTGGGCGCTGTTTCTGCAATCACGGGGAACAAATCTTCCACCAAGTAGTATTTTTGGCCTCACCGCGGGAAGCTATGAGGCATACTGTTTCGACCAAGCGATCTGGTACTTCGGTTCCACGATCGAGGCTGAGATGGAAAAAGCTTCAATGCCTAAGCGCCGCGGTAAGGGTTCATCAGATGACACCGAACTCAAGCGAAGGCAAGTCCTGAATAAGTACATGAAGGGGCCTGACGCTCCGGGTCAGTACGCTGATCCCGCGGCTTTCTTCAAAGGGTTCTGAGGAGAGGTGAATGTCTGATACGCTTGGTACGATCAAGGGCCAGTTGGTCCTCGACGTCAAGCAGGCGTTGAATGCATACACCACTGCCCGCCAGGCCCACATCTCGACGGTTACCGCCCTACAGACTGGTGCTGGTGCCGCGATTGGTGCAGGAGTCGTCCTCGCTGGTGTAGGAACGGCTATCGCTGGCGGATTCCTTGCCGCGGTCAATGCTGCCGCCCAGTTCGACAAGACGATGGCATTCGCGGCTGCCATCTCGGACTATACGGCGGATCAGCTCAAGGCAGTCAAGGCTGAGGCAATCGACCTCGGTAACAAGACTGTTTACTCGAACCAGCAAGTCGCAGACAGCTTTGTTGAGCTTGCTAAGGCTGGTGTTTCTGCTGAAGACATCGTCAATGGTGTTGGTCAAGCTGTAGTTTACCTGGGTGCGGCTTCCGATCTACCTCTCGATACTGCAGCAAACATCATGACTGCTGCACTTGCTACCTTCGGGTTGGGCGCGGATCATGCAGTTGATGTGGCGAATAAGCTCCAGGGTGCCGCCAACGCATCGACGATCGATGTTCAGGACTTGGGTACCTCACTCAAGTATGCTGGTGGAACTGCTGCAGCTTTGGGTGTCCCGTTCGATCAATTGAACGTTACTCTGGCTGAACTGGGTAAAGCCGGTATTCGAGGGTCAACTGCTGGTACTTCACTTCGACAGATCCTTGTCTCCCTTGGTGGTTCTAGTGACAAGGCTAAGGAATCGCTCAGGCAGCTCGGTATTATCACTGCGGATGGTACCAACCGATTCTTCGATGCTCAGGGTGCGCTGAAGCCTCTTCCTCAGGTGTTCGACATCCTCAAGCAGTCGGTTGCCGGACTCAACAAGGAACAACAGCTTTCTGCGCTGCGATCCATCTTCCAGCAGCGGTCGTTGAGCTCGGTCTTCACCCTGCTCAATGGTGGTTCTGAACTCTACAACCAGTTCGCAGATGCCATTGGCAACACTACTGCAATCGATATCGCCAACAAGCGACTCGACAACCTTTCCGGATCGATTGAGATTCTCAAGGGTAACTTCGAATCTGCTCAGGTTGTGATCGGTGAGAACTTCCAGGGTATTGCCACTATGGTCGTTCGAGCGGTAACCGCAATGCTTCAGGCCTTCGTGGCTCTGCCCGGTCCCGTTCAAGTTGTACTTACCGCACTCAGCGGCTTCATGGGCCTCCTGCTCATCCTGGTGGGTGTGGGAGGTATTTTCGCGGGATCAGTTCTGAATATCATAGCGTTGTATCTTCGGTTGAAAGATGCTGCGATTGTTCTCACTGGTATCACGAACGCACTTTCTCGAGCTCAAGCGGCACTCAACTTCATCATGGCTGCCAACCCATTTGCCAAGGTCATTGCGATCATTGGTATTCTAGTAGCCGCGTTTGCCATTCTTTACAATACCAATAAGCAATTCCATGATGCAGTTCAGTCATTGTTTGCTCAGCTTGGTCCACTCATCCAGCAGGTAGTTCCCTTTGTTCAGGGACTTCTCAACGCCTTTGTTGGATTTGCTCAGCAGGGTCTTGGGGCAGTTGTCGGAGTTCTGCCGACTGTGCTTGGATTTTTGTCGCAGCTTGTGAGCGTACTTGGGGGAGCCCTGGGGAGCGTTCTAAGCGCCGTACTTCCGCCGATCTTGCAGTTGGTCGGTATTCTTGTGGCGGGATTCATGCCGGTTCTTCAGGCCATCATCCCTCTTATCTCGACTGTTGGTCAGATTATCTCTGCGGCCTTCGGTGGAAACATCGCCGCCCTGCCTGGACTCATCTCGACATTCATCCAGCAGTTTACTGCGGTCATCGGAGCAATTGCCACCTCATTGATCCCGGCTATCATTCAGGTCATTACTCAGGTTCTGGTGGCATTGATTGGTATCTTGCCGGCAGTTATTACTGCGGGGATCCAGTTGTTTACTGGGTTGGTGACTGCGGTTTCTCAGGTACTTCCCCAGATCGTTGGTGCAATTTCCACACTGGTGGGACAGTTGATTGCCACTCTGATTGGCATGATTCCGACACTGATTACCACCTTCATTGGTCTTATCACTGGGATCATTAGCGCCCTGACAACTTTGCTTCCAGTCCTTATTCAGGCTGGTATCCAATTGTTTACTGGGCTCATCACTGCGGTTGTCACGATCATCCCTCAGTTGATCACCGCAGTTGTTCAATTGATTCCGGTACTTATCCAGGCAATTGTCTCGTTGATTCCTCTACTGATTACTGCGGCTATCCAGCTGTTCTTGGGACTCTTGACTGGTCTTCTGCAGGCTTTGCCCCAGTTGATTACAGCAGTTGTCAATGGCTTGGTACAGATTTTAACCGCCATTGTCAATGCGATCCCTCAGTTGATCCAGGCTGCGATCCAGTTGTTCTTGGGATTGTTGATTGGTCTCGTTCAGGCGATTCCTCAGGTCATCGTGGCACTGGTGAATGCCATACCTCAGATCATTACTGCGCTCGTAAGTGCGTTGCCTCAGTTGATCAGTGGAGCCATTCAGCTGTTCCTTGGTATCCTTACCGGTCTCATCAGCGCAATCCCTCAGATCATCGACGCGCTAATCAAGGCAGGACCCCAGATTGTCAATGCTCTTATTGCTGCTGGACCTCAATTCGTCGACGCTGGTAAGCAGCTAATCAAGGGTCTGATCAACGGCTTCGGAGCTATGGGTGGTGCTCTCCTTGACGCAGTCAAGAAGCTGGCTAACTCGGCTATCGATGGGTTCAAGAAGCTCTTCGGTATCCATTCTCCGTCAACAGTTTTTGCTGCCATGGGTATCAACCTTGTGCAAGGTCTTGTCAACGGGATCAGGGGTATGCAACGTCAGGCTGTACAAAGTGTTACTGCTCTAGCCAATGCGGTCAATGGGGTGCCACTGACTCTTGCTCCTTTGACTGGGTCTGTTAGCGCAGCATCTGACCTGCAGTCTCAACTTGCCAACGCCCAATCGGCTGCCGCTCAGATCGGTGTGGAATCGGCTACTACCATTTCGCTTGAGAACCTTCGAGATGTTATCGATGAGATTCAGCCGAACGTTACTAACATCGATGTTGATGTCCATAACCCCGTGGCAGAACCCGCCTCGGCTTCGCTCCCTGGTGCAATTCGCCAGGCCGTCTTCATTGCAGGTGACTGATGACTAACACTACTGACACCTATTGGGATGTCGATGGAGTGAGTCTTCAAACATTCGCTCAGAACATCGAGACGTTGGGTAGTCGTGATGTTCCGCCTAAGTATCGGGGCGACGACATTACTATCCCTTACATGGAAGGTCAGCTTTGGGTTCCAAAAGTACCCGATAGCCGAATCATTCCGCTTGGGATGTGGGTTAGAGGGGCAAACTCTGACGACTCTGTCGATCGTGATGCTCGACGTATCTACGATGACAACTGGCGAAATCTTCAGCGACTGTTGTTTACTCCTGGCCGACAGTTTACACTGACAAAACGGTTCTGGTATAACGGTACCCTCCACACCGCAAGTGCAAAGGCCGAGTTCAACGATGGCTTGGATCCCACCATGAGTGGTCGTACTCTGAGCAAGTTCACAGTGAGTTTGAAACTGGCCGATCCCTGGTTCTATGAAACGACGCTACAGACAGTGACGCTGGTGAATGGTGACCAGAATGTCACGGTTGCGGGAGACGTTCCTACTAGGAATATCATTGCCTCTATCAACGGCGTACGCACCAATCCGCGAATCTTGAACCGGACTACTGGGGCTCAGTTCACATTTGCAGGTAGTTTGCTTGCTGGTGATACTTTTTCCGCAGATGTCAAGGCATACCGGGCCACTAAGACTCCAAGTGGTGGTTCTGCTGGGAAGGTCAATGGATCAATGATCCACTCTGGTGATCCTCAGTGGTTGAATTTGATCCCAGGAGTCAATGTCATGAACCTGAGCTCTGACGGAACTGAGCTTGGGATTACCCAGCTTCAAATCCGAGGAGCATACCTCTAATGGCAAACGAAGGCATCGAACTCGAGGTCTACGGACATGATGATCCGTTCACCAAGCTCGACACCCTGCGTGGTCGTCAGAAGCCCACCTTCCTCGATGAAATCGGAGGTAATGGTGGTGGTAACTTCCTTCTCTCGAAGAGGGACCCGCAGTATGCTGAAGATCCAACTCTCGTCGACTACCGCAACTCGATTCTCTACAAGGTTAATGGTCTTCCGGTTGGCCGGATCATCATCACCAAGCAGGATGACACCATCATCGGTGAAGGTGAGAGTAAAGATGAGGCCGTCCAGGTCACCGGAGAAGGACCCCTTGTTTGGTTCGAAGATGCTGCAGTCCAGCCCTATGGCGGCTTGAAACTTCATAGTCCAGACAACCGAGTGTTCAGCTTCGCGAGTGAACGCGGTGATTGGTACACTCCTCATGAGGCTGACTGGATCAACCCTTATGACTGGGGTGTCATTCACTCCTGGCCAGTTCTGGGTGATAGCCCGAGTGGGTGGCCTCAGCAGGCAGACAACACTGATGTTCCTGCTCACTGGATTTGGGGCGTCCCGGTTGTCGACCCCGCGCCGGCAGGTAATTGCTACTTCCGGTATGAGTTCACGACAACTGTCGAAGCGACATATATTTTCTATGCTGCTGGCGACAATGCTCTCTTTTTGTACGTCGATGGTGCTCAGGTAGCTCAAACTCAAACGGGTAAGAGTGCCTATGATTCTACCACCAAGGTGACCATGATTCTGCCTCCTGGCGACCATGTCGTTGCTGCGATGGTTGAGAATTATGAGCAGGCTGCAAACAACCCGGCTGGCTTGGTACTGGCAGCATTCACCACCGATGGTAGTACCGAGACCCTGCAGTTCAAGACTGGCGATGCAGGCTGGAAAGTCAATGCCTACCCCAGTTACCAGCTCGGATGGAACCCCGGCGAGGTCATTCTTACTCTGCTTGCTGAAGCCGAAGATCGCGGAGTTCGATTCCCGACCTGGTTGACTCCTACGTTCACAACTACTCACGACAGCAATGGGAACACTTGGGATCAGGTCTATGAGTGGTCGTTCGGCATTGGTGAAGGTTACGACTCGGTCATCAGCAAGATGGGTGACATCACACTGGAAATCTGGGTTGAACCAGATACCCTGAACTTGAACATCGCCCCTGCTCGTGGTGAAGATCGCACAGTTGACCCCGGTGCCGTTGTCTTTGAGCGAGGCAAGAACTTGCTCAGCGCCAAGTCGGCTGGTGTGGGAAAGGTTAAGAACGCGCTTGTCTTCAAGACTGCTGATGGATACCTTCTTGAAGATAACACCGACGATGCCTCGATCACTGTTTACGGTACTCTCGAGGGTGCGGTTTCTGCCGATGTTCCTCAAGCAAATGCCGAGGCACTCGCGACTGTGATCTTCAGTCACAAAGCAACTCCTGAAGAAGCAGCAACTTACACGATCGTTGATACTGACGATACTCCTTGGGATTCTTTTGGCCCGGGTGACATGGTGCTTGCTCCAGATAAGAAACTGCTCTCGGTTGACCGACGAGTCATGTCCATCTCATTGAGCGAGGCAGATGGCAATGGTAAGCCATTGTACGCTCTCGAGTTCGATACAATTTTCCAAAGCAACGACATCATCCTGAACAAGATTCTTCAGAAGACTAGCGGTGGATCAACTGGGGCAACCCTTGCTTCAACCGATAATCTTTCATCTTCTGGTGCTCCGATTGTCATCGGTGGGAGTGGCAATACTCGAAAGATTCCAAAGTTCCCAACTGGGCTCAACGCCAGTTCCGCGGGGTATTGGACTGCTGATGGTGTTACCCCCTATGCACAAGTGCACCTGACCTGGGATGCAGTCACTCAGAACACCGACTTGACTGCAACTGTGCCCGCCTTCTATGAGGTGTGGGGTCGACCTACCGCCAATGCCGACGATGCTTACCAGTTGTTTAGCCAGGTGACTTCAAACGAAGTATACATCCAGCCTTTCCAGCCCGCTTCAGAGTGGACTTTTGAGGTCCGGGCTATGAATGACGCAGATACTCCTTCAGCATTCTCAGCTACTGTCGATCACACGATGGCGGGCCCAACCGCTGCAATGGATGCTCCTGACACCCCCACGCTTAGTAGTAGTCTTGGACTTCTAACTGTCACATGGGATGGTAAACTCAATGGAAACGATCCTCCGCCGCAGTTCCGTTACGTCTACGCACAAGTCAAGCCGCATTCCTCGGGGACTTACCAAAGGATGGGCCCTGCTCTTACTCGTGATGGGCGTAACATCACTATTGCTGGCCTCGTTATTGGTACTTCCTACGATGTCAAGCTGGTAGCAGTCGACGGCTCCGGAATCGCCTCAGCCGCTTCCACAAGTGCGACCATATCAATCATCGGAATTGATCTGGGAGACCTCGACGCAGCCGTTACGGATGCAATCGATGCGGCTCATGATGCAGCTATCGACGCAAAGCAATCGACCAATCTTCTCTTTGACGGGTCGTTCGAGGATTCCCCCCTCATCTACTGGGCTCTCAGTGCTGGTACAGTTCAAGAAACAGCTCACCCTCGGTCTGGTACTCACAATCTGAAACTTACGACCAATGGCACAGTACGTGAAGCTGCAACTTACGCTGAGTCCATCCCCTGCCAGCCCGGCGACCAGTTTTACTTTGGTATCTATGTCAAGCCGGCATCAGCAACCTGGAGTAACCAAAACATTGGATTCCTTGTTCATCGAGGGGACGATGCTACGGTTAGCGATGGGACTGACACTGTATCCCTTTCTCTTCAGTTGGACCCTAGTAACTACCTGATCTTCGAGTCATCTTGGGTAGCACCTGCGGATACTTACTACTTCAAGCCTGAGCTTGAGTTGATCGATGTTACAAGTCCAAGTGGAACAATTTACTACGTCGATGATGTTCGTATTCTTCTGATGGTGGGAGAAACGCTCATCATTGACGGCTCCATTGTTACCAACAAGCTTGCTGCAGACTCAGTTACCGCTGGTAAGGTTGCTGCAGATGCGATCGCGGCCGAAAACATCCAGGCTGGAGCTATCGTTGCCGGCAAGCTCGCAGTTGGAGCAGTAACAGCTGCAACAGTTGCGGCAGGAGCCATTTCGACCAATGCCCTGGCTGCCGGTTCTGTAACCGTCGATAAGATTGCCGCGGGTGTGGGAGGACAACTTGACCTCACCGGTAACTCAATCATTCTGGAGGTTACTTCAGATATCGATGGTGTGGCAAGTGACCTCGATGCAACCGCAGGTAATCTAGCTGACATGCAAACCTACTACTCGTTCAGCCCAAGTGGTGCGGTAATTTCCACACCGAGTTCGCCATTCGCGGTCTCTATCCAGAATGATAAGATCGCCATGCTCGAGAATGGCAACGTGGTTTCTTACTGGAACTCAGGCACAATGTACGTCAATCAGTTGGTGGCGACAATCCTTAACCTTGGTAATCACCAGGTGGAAAAGTACGGAACAACCGATAGTGTAGTGAAGGCGCTCTCCTAATGGCTACTGACCGGCTCGTAGTAGGAACCTCGAGTCCTACAACCTCGATCTACCTCCAGGCAGACGAGATTGCAATCGACGTTCCCAATAACCGGTCGTTGGTGAGAGCTTACTTCCGTCAAACTACTGCTGCTACCAGTTACTATAACTGGCATGATGCAAGTGTCTCGGGATCAACCGAAGGTACTGGCTATGGTTTTTCTGGGGCCAGCGCCGACTTTAGCTCAGGTGGTAGTGGTTGGGGTACTGTTGGCCCTTACGATGTTTGGGTTACTCACAATTCCGATGGTACTAAGAGTACTGCGCTTGGGCTTTCGGCCAACTACCCTCACGCTTCGGGCCATGGGGGTTCCGCTAGTACTTCACTTGGTCTTTCGACCATTCCTCGAGCTTCTACCCCGACGTTCTCTCCGAATCCTTGTGATGCGGGTACTCTGGTCACGATCACTACAAACCGTGCAGATTCTTCGTTCACTCATGATCTGACCTATTCCATTGGGGCAATTTCAGGGGCCGCTCTGGCAACTGGAGTCGGAGCAAGTACCACCTGGACCATTCCGCTCTCACTGCTGAATCAAATCCCAAACAGCCTTACTGGTGCAATTACCATCCACACCGTAACCAAGGACGGGTCTGGGAATGTTATCGGTTCAACCGATACTACCTTGACGATGAGCGTTCCGACTTCGGTTGTGCCTACGCTAACTGGTATCACCAATGTCGATTCTGTCTCGGCAGTGGCTACCGCAGTTGGTAAATATGTCCAGTCACTGAGCAAGCCGACACTTACTATCGTTGGTGCTGCCGGGGCATATTCATCGACTATCACTGGATATGCAGTCACGATGGGGGGACAGTCCCTCAGCGGCTCCTCAGCATCCTTGGGCACTCTCCCTGCAGCATTGGCAGTATCGGGTGGCAGTATTCCGATCGTTGCTACGGTTACCGACAGTCGAGGTCGAACCGCTTCTTTGACGGTCAATGTTGTTGTACTGGCTTATGCTCCTCCAGCAATCACTGCCATTACTGGACAACGCGCTCTTTCTTCGGGTACTGCCGATGACAATGGAACTTACATCCGCGCGAACATCAACGCAGCAGTTTCTTCGCTCATCAATGGTACCGAGAAAAATGATCTGACCTACAAGATCTGGACTCGAGACCACAATGTCGGTGGCGCATTCACGCTAAAGACTACCGTCGACACTCATGGAATTACCTTCAACAGCTATGGTTTGGTAAGTCCTTACGCGGTTACCAACTCGTGGGATGTTTTGGTCGAGGTTATTGACCTCTTCAGTACTTCGGCGGTTCAATTCACCATAACCACTGCTTCCATCTTTATGCATTGGAACAGCTCAACAGGTGTGGGAATTGGTAAATACCGCGAGCATGGTATGCTCGATGTTCTCGGGAAAATCTTCCACAACAACGGGCAAGAGCTTGGTATTCCGGCTACTAATGCTGAAATTGCTACGGGAACCGATAACATCAAGGTTGTAACCCCCGCTGGCTTGGCAAGTACAGTTGAGACTTTTACAGGGGTTGTAAGTTCAAGTTGGAGTAATGGTAAGCCTTCAGTAACTCTTGACGCAGGACAGACTGCAAGCGGTTCTGTAACTCCCTTCCTGCCTCCTAGGGGTGCTGATATTCAGCCTGGCGACAATGTTATTCTTAGCCGTATTGGTACTCTTTGGTACATTGAGCGTGCCTACGCATCGCAACCAGACTACATGCGCAAGGTTACACTGACCCTCCAGAACAGTTGGTATATCTACTCGGATGCCATGCCTGGTGACCAGTCTCAGGCATTCGGAGATGGTAGTGCTCCACAAGGGGGCACTGGAGTCACCGCGGCAAGCACCGGTGTAGTCTATGCCACTAAGACGAGCACCCACATCGTTCACGTTGAGGGGCTTCTGCAGCGCGCCTCTACTCCAGCAGCAGGTTCTGTCATTACCCAGCTTCCCGTTGGGTTCCGGCCCACTAGGAAGCAGCTATTTACAGTTATCTCTAATGGTAATGCTTGGGGTACTGTAGAGGTAACTCCAGATGGAAACATTCGCTTTATCGGTGTGAGCAGCAGCACTGGGTTCTTCTCACTCAACAACATTCGGTTCAGGGCATCGACTAGTCCCTACACGTTCGTACCATTCGTGTTCACTGGTTTCCCCTGGGCTGAGGCGACTGCTCAGCTCTACGCTGGGGAGCCAGCCACTTACTACGGAAGCGCCGGTGTCGCCACCCCTGGATACACAATGGATGAAGAAGGCGTTGTGCTATTCGAGGGTGTTGTCACTCCGACATCTAACCAGGCAGCTAACTCCAACATCACACAGCTCACAGTGTTCCCAGCTCTTCTCACAACTCACAATCAACAGTGGGCTAGTGCGCGGCAGACTTTCACAAGATATGGAGCATCTGCCGGTGCTGCTGGTTCTGGCAACTATGTCAACTGCGGGATTGCTACCAACACGGGCGAGTTCGTTGGTCTGAGTCAAATGGTCGTCGTGATGCCAAGCGGTACTACTGGCGTGACCCAGCCGATCAATTTCCCGAACCCCACCGCATTCTTCAACTCGTGGGCCGCTTATGCGTCAACTTACCAGCAGCCCGGATTCGGACGCAGCAAAGATGGGGTTGTCTATGCTCGCGGTCTATGGAATGGTGGAACAATTGCAGCATCTATGAGTGAGCTGCCCCGAAACTGGCGACCGCGATACCAGGCGCTCTTCGCAACCGTGTCGAATGCAGCTATCGCTCGAATCGACATCGGCGCTGCACTTGTCAATAATGGTGGTCTGTCAGGGGCTGTCCTTCCGGCCTCTGGTTCTAATCTATGGTACTCACTAGACGGCGTATCCTGGCCAGCTGATCTTCAGGCGGTGAACTAGATGGTAATCAGAAAAACTCACCAAGTTCAAGACCAGGACCCGCCTTTGGGGATGGTTGTACAAAATGCTGACGCTTTCACCGTAGACGACATCGTAATACAGCCAGGTGATGTACCCATGAAGCAAGTGAGTAACAGTAATGGAATCATTGTTGCAATCTTGTCTGAAGAGGACTTTGATAGCCAATTCATCACTGGGCCATAATCGAATGAGTCATGCCGTCAGTGCGCCTTCAGAGAGCTCCGTAATCGCTCAATAGGGGCATGCTCGACTGATTGCTCAATCGCGTTATTGGGCGATACACAACAACTCACCCCCGGTAGGCCAATTAACTTCAGCCTGTGCCGGGGGTGAGAAGTGTTAGGTCGGCGACTTACTCGTCGTCGTCCGAGTCGTCCTCGTCGTCTTCGATGACCTCGTCATCGTCCTCGTCGGACTCCTCGGCTTCGGCCTCCTTCTTGGCGGCGCGGTCGGCAGCCTTCTTCGCCTTCAGCGCGTCGAGCTTCTCCTTCTTGTCCGCGTCGAGCTCGCCGGCGTTGTAGGCCTCGATGATCGCCTCGACCTCGGGGTCCTCCGGGCCTTCGAAGACCCAGCGGTCGCGGTTGCCGGCGACGATCTCGCGGTCGAGTCGGCCGTCACGGGCCATCTTGCGGAGGAGAACTCGCAGGTCACGCGGCTTGACGACCTTACCGGTCTCGACCTTGATGAGCTCCGCGACATCGGCGACACCGAAGACGGACTCGGCCTCCGTGGCCTCGACCTTGGGTGCCGGCTTCGCAGCGGGCTTGGCGGCCTTCTTGGCCGCGGGCTTGGTGGTTGCCATCTCGGCTACCTCTTTCTCGTAGTTGTTTTCACTTCGGTTGCTCGGTGAGCATGCAAGACCTACCTTATAAGCCCTCAGGTATGCTTGTCAAGGCATATAGGTATTTGCCCCGGTGCCCGCGTTGATATATGATTGAGGTATCTAATCACACGACATTCTCAAGGAGTTTCATGGGCGGCCGATATCTTCTCATCGAGTTCGATGATGAAGCCTCTGCATCTCGCTTGCGCGCACAAATTGATAGCGCCACTCTAAAGGGTCGTCCGTTCCGAGTAGTAGGTCTATTCGCCAAGCCCGGCCCCCGATTCTGCAGGTGTGGAACATGGACCACTTCACGAGGTCAAGTTTCTACCTTGAAGTTCGGGGCTAAGTTTGGATGGCAGGTATGTACAACCTGTAAACGCCCCGCACCCATCATCAGTTTCTTGAGGAATTTGCTGAAGCCCGAAGACGTGATCCAGCCTCAGACTCATGACACTCTTGATGGTAAGATGAAGTTGCAATTCTTCCCCCTCGGCCTAAGTGCCCCTACTCGGAGAGTCTAGTGCAAACTTTCTTGCCCTACAAGTCTTTCGTTTCATCGGCGAAAGTTCTTGATCGACAACGACTTGGTAAACAACGAGTCGAATGCCTGCAAATCATGACCGCTCTGGTCGATAAGACAGGCTGGGTAAATCACCCTGCGACCAACATGTGGCGAGGGTATGAATGGGCACTCCTCAGTTATGCCATGGTTATCATTGAGGAATGGATCCGGAGAGGGTACAAGGATAATTGCGCCGATCGAATCCAAGAAGTCTACGATCGCGGCGTTCGAGAAGGCATCATCATTTCCACACCCCGAGTTCCGCCTTGGTTAGGTCTCAAGAAGTTCCATTCAGCACATCGTGCCAACCTCCTTCGCAAGGACTGGATTTGGTATCACAAGTTCCATTGGAAGGAGAAGGCTGCATCTGTCGATGACGGATACTGGTGGCCAACACATCATGGGTATTGATCCAACTGATCCTGAGGGCTGGCACCAATGCCATTTCTGCGGTCAAGATGTTGACAAGGATGGGTATGAAGATTCTGCCCATACTAAGCGTCACTTCCTAAGCGATTGCCGACCCGACTTGGTCGAGCATGAGATTGGTCCGATCTGTACGTGGCCTCTCATCACCGAACCCGGGTATGAATACCTCAACGAGGAGCTTGGTCGACCCAACTGCTACGCTTACCAAGATTCGGATGGTAAGTGGACTGAAGAACACATTCACTTCTACCCCGATGGACCGATGTGACGTACTATAAGTTCAAGAAGAAACCATACAAGCACCAGGTCGCTGCCCTCAAAGACCTACTTGCTAGAGGTTGGGGTGGTGCCCTCCTTATGGAACCTCGAACAGGTAAGACCAAGGTAGTTTGCGATTACATTGGCGTGTTGCATCTCGCCAAGGGAGTCAATCGGGTCTTGCTCATCATGCCGGTCGTTGCTATCGAGGTGTGGAAGAGGGAACTGAGAGAAAACCTCCCATTCAAGTTTCGGATGACAGTTTGGGATAAGACTGGACGTAAGGAAGTTGATCTTCCTAAGTTTGGGTCTGACATCCTAGACATCGTAATCGTGAACTACGACGCCTTCGCTCAGCCTGGTACCATGATTACCAATCGCAAGGGTGAGCGAGTTCGATCGAAGAGTCGTGGTGGACGATTCGACATGAAGAAGAAGTTCAGGCTCTGGCAACCTCAGTTGATTGTCCTCGACGAGTCACACCGTATCAAGTCGCCTTCCGCAAAGAAATCCACTGCCATGCATTCACTGGCAAAACTTCCTGAATACAAAGTCATCATGACTGGTACAGTGGTAACAAAGAGTAAAAAGCTCTACGATGTGTACAGCCAGTGGTTGTTCCTCAATCCTGAGCGTTTCAAGGGTATGACCTTCGCCCAGTTCAAATCTCGCTATGGTCGCTGGGTTGAGATGAATCACTACGCTTTGTGGAAAGGCTCACGTAATACTGAAGAGCTGCATACGCTCATGCACATGGATTCCTTCAGCATCACTCGGGAAGAGTGCTATGATCTACCAAAGATGACGCCCCAGATCATCCCAGTTGCTTTGGAATACAACGAATCTGGTCGTATCTACGATGAGATGGCTGAGGATATGGTCGCTCGAATTGAGTCTGGTGAGATTACTGAGGCTACAATTAGATTGGTCCAGGGCCTTCGACTTCGACAGATTACTTCTGGTATCACCAAAACTAGCCCCACACCTGAGTATCCTAAGGGTCGACTCATGGTAATCGGGAGCGAGAAGTTGCGGGCGATTGAGGAACGACTTGAGGACCTCATGGAAGCTGATGAGAAGGTAGTCATTGGTGCACTCTGGCGAGGGGACATTGCTCGTCTTGAGGCTGTCGGCAAGAAACTCAAGGTCCCCACCTTTAGTATTCATGGTGGTGTCAAGCAACGCGATCGTGGTAGGATTCCAGAAGAGTTCAAGAAAGTCTCTGGTGGAGCTATTGTCATCGGTCAACCTCAGGCGGCAAGTGAGGCAATCGACCTATCAGCTGCATCCATCATGCAGTGGTACAGTTTGCCTCAATCATGGGTTCAATTCAAACAGATGTCGGACCGCATCGCTCTAAGCGACAAACCCACGTTCCATGAGTTTTATCTAGCCCAAGGTACCATCGACTTCATGGCCTATCAAACGCTAATGGAGGATGGGGACATTGGAAAGAAGATGATTCAATCCCCAGAACGACTTCTTAGGTTGGGGCAGTCATTCGACGACGCGGATGATTGGGATTGAGTTCATTGACGCCCGAACGCGGCATCATATATAGTCAAATGACAAACCTCAATTGAAAGGGCTTAGATGCTCATCGTAGAAGGACCGGATGGTGCCGGTAAAACAACGCTGATTCAGGCTCTGCAACATGAGCTCGGGCTTCCCATTGCACCGCGAGTGGTCAGCAAGGATGCTGAAGCCATGGTGGATTTGCCCGCATGGGTTGAAATGAACCTCTCTGAGGGCTTTCAGCATAGGATCTTCGATCGACACCGGCTAATCAGCGAGCCTGTCTATGGCCCAATCCTTCGTCACGATCAAGAAGCCGGCTTTGACGACATCGAGACGATGCAGAGGTGGATGTTCAAGTTCTACAACTTGCAGCCAATCATCATCTACTGCATTCCGCCGCTGGATACCGTACTGAAGAACATCGCGGGCGACATCGAAAATCAGGTGGTGTGGGATCACATTCGGGGTATCTACTCTGCATATGTGGCTCGAGCTGCGATCGACTGCCGCGCTGGTCGTAATGTCTTCATCTACGACTACACCCAAGACAACACCCATAACCTCATCTCAATCGTGAAAGGTATCCTGAACCGTGTCATCTAACTTCGACGATGTCGGTGAATTCCACCGCAAGTTTGGGCTACCTCGAGTCAAGCCATTCGAGATGCCTCATCCAACAAATCTTCACATGGACCCCGCAGTAATGGACTTCAGGTTCAAGTTCCTGCAGGAGGAACTCAAGGAATTCAAAGAAGGCATGGAAGCTGAGGACATCGTCGGAATGGCTGATGCTCTCATCGATCTGGTCTATGTGGCCATGGGTACAGCTCACATGTTGGGCTTGCCCTGGCAGGAGCTCTGGGACGATGTTCAACGGGCCAACATGTCTAAGGAACGGGCTGCCGAAGATGGAAGCAACAGCAAGCGGGGATCAGGTCTGGATGTAATCAAGCCTGAGGGTTGGCGGGGACCTCACGGTGCTTCGATTCTTAAGCGTCATGGATTTGACATATGAGACACTACACAGCACCAACAATGACTCAGCTCTATGATGACTTGACTACAAGTCTTATGGAGGGCACCGAAGACGAGCTCGACATCATCTCCTCGGTCGATGTGCAGATTCATGACATCGTTGCCGAAGCAGACTCAATGGATTGGGACTTCGACTTCAAATCAGCATGGCTCACGAAGTCTCGTTGGTCAATGATGGTACGTCAGTACATAGACCCAGAAGACTTGGAAGCATGGATCGGGCAAGTCACTAAGAAGATCGGGGTCAAGAACCGTGGAATTGCAGTCCTCAGAACAAAGCTCGTCAAGCCAAGAGGAGGTGCTGCTACAGGTCACACGAACAAGCAAACTCGGACCTGGGGAGCTTGCATGCTTAACATCAGCTATAAAGCCCTCCCTGTACCTCAAATTACGCTCTACTCTCGTACCAGTTATCTCGGGTACATCGGAGCCCTCGACCTCAGTGTAGCTTGGATGGTCGGGAAGTACCTTGCCAAGGAACTTGGCATGGATGTCAAGGACTTCAAGTTTGTCTGGGTCAACCAGGCGATCCAGTGGCACAACTTCAAGTCGCTAGCGTTCATGTTGAATCACACCGACAAGGCAAAGCGGAAAGCGTATCGCCGACTCCTCATGGAGCCATCGAAGGAACTTCGTGTGGATGAGAAACGTCGCATTCTCAACTCGCCGGCGATCAAGCTTTCACGTAAGTGGCTTCAGAAGATCATTCGAGAAGATGCAACTGGTCGTACCTATGGCGATCTGACTTATAACACATTCCGACGAATCATCCGACGATTCCACACCGAAGTCTTTGGGCTGGAGCACGCCAAGACATTCGAGGGTTGGTCTTATTACAAGACTGGGGATAAGGTTGGGCAGCAGAAGGAATATTTCAAGGCCTATGGTTTGCTCCCCAGCGTAAAGGTGGATACCCTTGATTTGTCGCCGATTGGTATGCCCATGAATCGTAAGTACGGTGAGGCATTCGTCGGGGGCGACGATGACGACTCCGATGACGATGACGAGTAATCGATCGAGTATCGAGTATTGGCAATCTTAGAGAAGCACTGAATCGATTAGGAGATAGACTTTGAAGTATTACGCGAATGTGCAGGATTTCCGCGACCTCTTTCGGCTGATGCGAGATGAGTTGTACAATACCCCTGCGATCGCACGAGGGGAGTGGCAATCGATCCATGATCCGAATGTTCCGAAGGTTCGGGAGATGCTCCATGTCGCCTTCGAGTATCAGATGCCTCGACGAGCCGACGATGCAGCATTCCTCACAGGTGCTCGGATGCCCTGGGCTGAAGATCACTTCCAGGAACGAGTAAGCGGGTTGCCCCTCAATCCTGCTCCCAGTGAGGCCTGGTGGCCATTTGCTTC